GCAGTTGCGGTGTTAGAAACAGCACCTTGCTCAGCAATCTTGTAGATAGTACGGATAACTTCGCGGTTAATTTCAGCGAGGATCTCAGTACTCAGGATGTTAGCAAGTTCTGCTTCAGCGTTAAGACCGTGAATGGCCTTGAGGTCTTGAGCGAGTTCTAAACTGTACTCAGCTTTCAGGGCGCGTGACTTAGCAGTAACCGTGACTTTCTCGATAGAGAATGCCATCTGGTTGAAAGCATTGGTGCCAGTACCGTCAAGACGCTCTGCGTCACCAGTTGCCATACCTTGACCAACGTTATAGTCGGTTGAAGTAGCAGTAGCAGTTGGGTTAAGAACAGATGGGTTGGTGCCACTTTGTACAGTAGTACCCAAACCAACGGTAGCATTAGCCATACCGCCAGTTTCGTCGAATCCAGCGTCCTGACCGGAGAATGCGGAATCGGCTTCATTGTAGAATGCCTCAGTTCCTGTCCTACTTGTATAGCGGGAGCGCATTGCAAAGATTAGTCCAGTAGGACCGCTCATTGGTTGAACGCCAGCTAGGTCATATGCGACCAAGTTAGGCATGGAGCGTCTGATCAAGGAGATCAGAACGGGGTCGAAACCAGCAACAGGAGTTGTTGCATTAGCACCAAAACCAGCAGTAGTAGCTGGGTTGCCCGTAGGATTACCAGCAACGTTACCATAGTTGGTTGGTTGCTCAGATAGTAGCGATCCACCCTGTTGGAAGGATTGCTCATCACGAAGGAATTTTTCTTGATTTTCTAGCAGGACGGCGGTAACCGATCTCTTATGTGAATCTTCGATTTTATCGAGACCATCATAATCGAGAAGGGGTGCCCATTTCTCCTGCAGATGTTCGGATTGGAACATTGCTTGTACCTTAATTAGTGTTTATAGGGTTTGAATTGATATTAAATTCAGTTATTTGCTAAACGAAGAAAGTGTCTTAAGATATCCAGCCATTGAACCAGAGGCAATCTCAGGTGCAATATCTACTCCTTCAGACAGAGTTTCAGACTTAGCGGTTGAAGGCCTAGAAGTGAAATACGATTCCTTCAAAGTCTCCAGTTTTTCACGATATTCTTCTTCACTTTCAAACTCTACACTTTCAGCAAGTGATGCAAGCTTCTCTTTCTGGGTGGCGGCAAGGCCATCAGAAACAGATTCGAGAATACCATCGGCAACTGATTCAGCAAGACGCTTATTCAGTCCCATGTTCTTCTCAATTTGCTCATTGAGCTTGGTTTCCATATCATCTAGTTTTTCTACCATACTCTCAAGTACATCATACTTATCTTCAGGGATTTCTACATAATGTTCTTCAAATAGTGACTTCATACCTTCTAGGAAGGATTCAGTCATTTCTGTTTTGAGTCCGTTCTCGACTGCAAGAGTGTTCTCTTCAAACCACTCATCTGCAACATATTCGAGATAAGAATCAACACGCTCGGCAAGTTCTGCCTTAGCTTCTTCTACTTGCTCGGCAAGTTTACCAGCGTATTCAGTCTCAATCGACTCTTTAACTGCGGCAACCTTAGAGGTAATAGCAGCTTCAAAGATGGTCTTTGCCTTTTCTTTGAATTCTTCGGAGAGTTCTTCACCACCAAGTAGTGCATTGACATCTTCTTCCATGTCATACTCAGGAAGTTCAGCAACAACATCCTCTTCTACTACTTCATCAGTAATTTCAGGAGTTTCTTCTAGGGTTGCTTCAGTTTCCATTTCTTCCTCTTCCTTTTGGACGGGCATTGCAGGCTTAGCACCCTTGTTGACAACATCCTTAACTTGCTTAAGGGTGCCACCAGGTGTCTTTAACTTTGCAGAATCGTCATCTGGCTTGTAGTTATCAGGAGTTGGACCTCCTAAATCTTCAATAGTACCCTGACCGGGTGTACTACCTTTCGGCTCACCTTCTAAAGGCATCCCCTTTGCTGCATTAGCATTAACGGGTCCTTTAGATTGCTTAGTGCCTACTTCCATTTCTTGTAATTTTGTGCCACGAGACATTTGAACTCTCCGTTTACCTGTAATTAAACCTATTTTTATTTAGAAGTTTTATATATTTGATAAGAAATCATTAAACAAGCTCAATTTCTTTTCATCGAGTTGTTTTTGATCTACAAGAGTATTGATGGTCTTGTAGGTTTTAACTGCGAACTTCTCACGCAGAATACCTCCATCCCATACCCAGTCTTTTCCTTCCATAATTCCTTCAACAAAAGCATCAGGAGCAGAAGGATCAGCAACGATATCAGCAGCAGTTGCTAGCATGAAATCATCACCAACTACATTATATCCTTCACGAGTTGGCTTCAGTGAACCAATACCTCTTGAAGAAACACCAAGTTTTACTCCTTCCTCAACAAGAGAAGAAGCAATTTTTCCCATTGGTGTGCTAAGGATCTTAGCCTTACCAATGAAATTAGAACCGTTCTCCTTTAAAGAGACAATCTTGTGGGATACCCTATCAAGATTAACGGTAGGACCATCGGGATGACCCAATTCTCCAAGTGCTCTTCCAGTAGTAACATGGTTTTCATTATACCGTGTTACTTCCTTACGAAGAGTTTCCATAGGATACATCCGACCATTACGGTTCTTGATGTTTCCTTGGAGGAAGACTCCCTCAATATACATCGACTTCTTGCCGTTACGATTTTCGACTAGAAATTCGACTGATTCGATTTCTTCTCTAATGAGTTTCATCAGGCGTCTCCGCTAACTTGTACTTGTTGAACATAAAGTGTTCCAGTTGAACCTGGAGTAATCCCGGCAACTTCAAAGGTTCCTCTGAGTTGTGCCCAATTATCAGAATTATATGCAGTAGCAACACCAGAAGTATCTGTATTTACAACAATGCGAGTATTATAATACCCATCAAATCCTTTTGTGCTATCAATAGATTGTACTGGTTTATGACTAAAATCAAAATAACTTTGATCAGTAACAGTCAAAGAAACAGTATCCCCTGCAGCAAATGGTGATCCAGTACCTTCTGGAAAATCAATAGTGGTAGTAGCACCAGTAGTGATTCCAACCACTCTTTGAGAAGAAGGTCTTCCACAACTAATAGTTGCTTCACCATCTGTTTTCACATAAAAATCTGCTGTAGTTGCTGTGGCAAATGTACCAATAGCAACATGGCAAGATGTACCGACCGATACCACTCTTATAGTATTAGATTGATGGGCAAATGAAGAGGACTTGGCCGAAGTCCCTGTTACTGCGAATAATTGCCCGCTTCCTACTGGTTTATGTGCCATTATAGATACAAATTCATTGTTTTATTTATTTATAATTACTCCTCACCATCTTCACTATCTGCCATTACAGCATCTGCTTGAGATTGAGTAATAGCATTTGCAGAATCAAATACACCTGATGCTACTTCAGGGCGAAAATTATTCACTCTGTCAGCTGATTTTGCATATAGCATATCTTTAATTTTATCACTAATTTGTGAAGGAGATTCATCCTTCGCCATTAAATCCATAAGTTCATCCATTGTAATTTTTCAATATACTTATCTAAGGTATTTATATCTCTCCACCCTTAGGTATTTTTGTCGCCTTTCCTTGGCTCTCTAAATCAGGTTCTTTAGGAGCACTAAGATTATCTACAGGAGCTCCAAGTTCTGCTGATCCACCTGCTTCCATATCCATTAATGGAAGTCCAGTTGCAGGATCAATAGTAGCTGGATCGGGAATAGTACCATCTGCAATCTCTTTTGCGATTAACTTATCCTGCTCAATAATTTCCTCATCTGTCTGGTGAAGAACTTTACGGCGAACCCAATCCTGAGAAAAATACCTTCCAATATATGGCTGGACTGATTCTACACTACCCAATCTCTCATTAAGAAGTTCAGTATTCTTTAATTCTGAGAAATGATTATCATATAAGAAGTCATATTGTATATGTTCACTCATTATTTCCCAGTCTTCTGGGGTGACAACATTCTTCAAAAGAAGTTGTGTTTTTAGCATATCATTGAACATATTTGAGAATCTTTTCCTCAAACGTCCAACAAACTTAGTGAATTTAAGTTCATCTCTTAAGATTTCAGAAGATCTACCTAAATTAAATCCACCTTCACCATCCATTCTGGAGATAGGAACATTTAAAGATCGGAATAATTTCTTTTTGAAATATTCGATGTCTGTGATTTCTCCAAGGTTTTGTCCCCCAGGTAAAGTAGAAATCTCAGTACCACGTCCCCCTTCGCGTCTTGGTAACCAAAAGTCCTCCAACATCGCCATATATTTTTTGTCGTCTCTGATTTCTCCGGTAGATGCGTCATATACTAATTTGTTACGATACCTCATCATTACATCACGAAGGTATTGTTCTGCCTTTACTTTAGGCAAATTACCAACATCAATATAGAAAATTCTACGTTCTGGTGCTCTTGATAGTCTATAGATAACAAGACTATCCTCAATCATTCTAAGTTGATTAAGTGATTTAATTGCTTTATGAAGATATGATAAGGTATTCCCTTTATTCCTATCTACAAGACCAGAAGTACAATAAGTAATCGAATCCTTGGTCATTTTAATACCCTGACTCTCACCAGTAGCATTAATATTACCAGTAGGATAAGATGCCTTGGGGTTGTAAATAAAATACTCTTCAATTTCAGGAAACTCATAATCCATTGGATTATCGCTAGAAGCTCTTGTTACATTATAACGATCTCTATCAGACTTCTTACTTTGTCTCATAAAGCGCATTTTCATTGCATCAATATAACGCATCTCCTGAATCCCTTCATGAGGGTTTTTTAAATCAATAATTTTATGGTAATAAATTCTACCATCAATATACCAATTCCTATAGATTTCATGCGCTTTTCTGTCAAAATCCAATAAATCTATAATATATTTAAATTCATTTCTTATTTTATTTTTAATACCATCACTAGCATTAAGATTTTCTAAATCAATTTTTATAGGAGCATCGTTCATATCTGTAACGATTGCTTCATTTACAATATCTTCGATAGCACTATCCACTTCTGGATGTAATGCCATTTCACGATATCTTTTTAGAAGGTCAAATTCGGTTCTATAGATTCCTTCAATATCTACATAAGAACCAAAAAAACCAGACGACATATAGTGATCACTCCCGTCCTCATCATTAGGAGGAACGGGAGAAACCGCAGAAGGAGTTAGTGATTCACTGTCCTCTATAGAGAACCCAAATAACTTAGGCATGATTTATAAACTTTCTTCTATTTATCAGACTCTTTAAAGGAAGATTCTGCTTACTGTCCATCAATTTCAAAATTGTTGACAGCAAATTCAACTGTATACTCTTCAATAGTATCACCAGAATCATACGATAGATCAATTGCCGATATATTCGTTGGGAATATATCAATAAATTTGTATGTCTTTAATACTGATTGTGTTGTTGAACCAGCAGAACTAGTTTCAGAGAAAGGTGCTTCACCTCTACCAAGCTGTTTGACAACAGCATCGCTCATATAAGCATTGGGGCTTGTAGCACCATCATTACTAGCTAGTTGGACAATTAATTGCATCCATGCTT